GCTAACCGTCAACGATTCAACATTTACGCAGGAAACTACTAACATGGCCACCATTGCAATTACCTCCCTCCCCGCAGCAACTGCTGCTGCCAGTACTGATGTCTTGCCAATTGTGCAATCAGGCACAACTAAACAAGTTACCAACGCGCTGCTGTTTACCAATGCAACACTGGTTGCGCCTGCGCTTGGTGCAGCCACAGCCACAAGCCTAACAGCCACGGGCGCTATTGTTTCAACTGGCACTGCTGGCGTAGGTTATGCCACAGGTGCAGGCGGTACAGTAACCCAAGCAACAAGCCGTACCACAGGCGTTACGATTAACAAACGGTGCGGTGCTATTACTATGTTTTCTGCGGCTGGTTCTGCTACTGCTGCTACGTTTACTGTTACCAACAGCACAATCGGCGCAAACGATGTAATTATCTTAAATCAAGCATCTGGCACTAACTTATACGATTTGTTGGTTACTGCGGTGGCAACAGGTAGTTTTAACATTACTTTTTTGACCACCGGCGGCGTAGCTACTGATGCTCCTGTAATTAACTTTGCTGTGATTGATGGCGTAGCTGCGTAATGAAAACGCCTATTCTTGGATCTACATATGTCACCCGAAGCGTCAACGCAGCAGACGCTCGGATGGTCAATCTTTTTCCCGAGATTGTTCCTGAAGCAGGTAAAGAGCCTGCATTTTTAAACCGCGCGCCCGGTTTAAAACTACTTAATACAATTGGTATTGGCCCGATCCGTGGCTTGTGGGCGTTTTCGCCCCAAGACGGTGTTGGCTTTGTTGTGTCGGGCAATCAGCTTTACAAAATTGACAATAATTACACGGCAACGTTAATTGGTTCTGTTAGCGGTACTGGCCCCGTCAGCATGGCTGACAATGGCACACAATTGTTTATTGCCTGCAATGGCCCCAGCTACATTTACAACGCCACCACAAACGCTTTTGGCCAGATCACTGACCCTGATTTTCCAGGTGCTGTAACTGTTTGTTATCTTGATGGCTATTTTGTTTTTAACGAACCAAACAGCCAAAAAATGTGGATCACGGCGTTGCTAGACGGCACGTCCATTGACCCGCTAGAGTTTGCTAGTACAGAAGGATCCCCCGACAATTTACTTGCTGTGGCTTCTAATTTCCGAGAAGTTTGGGCTTTTGGCACAAATTCAATTGAAGTGTGGTACGACACCGGCGCGACTGATTTTCCCTTGCAACGCATCCAAGGCGCGTTTAATGAACTTGGTTTGGCCGCGCCTTATTCTGTAGCCAAAATGGACAATGGTTTATTTTGGCTTGGGCGCGACCGTCGTGGCCAAGGTATTGTCTACCGCGCCAACGGCTACACGGGCGTCCGTATTTCGACACATGCGGTTGAATGGCAAATTCAACAATATGCTGATTTGACAGACGCCATTGGCTATACCTATCAACAAGATGGCCACAGTTTTTATGTCTTAATTTTTCCGACGGCTAATACTACTTGGGTTTACGACGCGGCAACCCAAGCCTGGCATGAGCGTGCAGGTTGGAATAACGGCGCGTTTATTCGTCATCGCAGCAATTGCCAAATGGCATTTAACAACAAAATTGTTGTAGGTGATTTTGAAAATGGAAACATTTACGCTTTTGATTTGGATGATTATTCGGACAACGGTAGCATTCAAAAATGGTTGCGTACTTGGCGCGCATTGCCAACTGGCCAAAACAATTTAAAACGTACGACTCAACACAGTTTGCAACTAGACATTGAATCTGGCGTGGGGTTAACGGGATCAATGATTGCTGAAGTTATATATCTTCAAACTGAAGATGGTAATTATTTAATCACCGAAGCTGGTGATTATTTGATCAGCGATGACACAACACCTATTACTCAAGGTAGCGATCCACAAGTTATGCTTCGTTGGTCAGATGATGGTGGCCACACGTGGTCAAATGAACATTGGGCGCCAATTGGTAAAATTGGTGAATACTATCGTAGGGTTTTTTGGCGACGTTTGGGTATGACTTTGAAATTGCGCGACCGCGTGTACGAAATTTCAATGACTGATCCGGTAAAAGTTGCGATTATGGGCGCCGAACTTATTTTGAGTCCAACTAATGCTTAGCCCTAACGCGACGCCAACACCAGTCACGCCGCCTCGAGTGCCGCTGATTGACCCCCGCACGGGCTTAATCGACCGTGCTTGGTACATGTTTTTTGTGTCGTTAATGAACGCGGCCACAACTGTATATGAAGACTTACCTTACGGCCCTAGTTCAGAATCTTTGATTGCGTCTTATGACGCAGCTTTGCAAGCATTGGCGCAAAATGTTGATACTCAACCATTGCCTGTTGATTTAAGCGCTGAATTGACCAAACAGATTGAAGCGGCTGGGTTGGTCAATCAATCATCTGCGTTGCTGTCTCAAATTGCTGAAATGCAAAAACAGATTGACGCGCTTAATTTGTCGCCGCCGCCCACGCAAGGCACAGTGACCGCCGTGACGGCCACATCGCCCGTGGTGTCGTCGGGCGGCACTGCGCCTGACATCAGCATGCCTGCGGCCAGCACATCGGTAAGCGGCTATCTGACATCGACTGACTGGAATACTTTTAACAACAAAGCGCCAGCCACCAGCGGCACGTCTATTTTGTACGGCAACGGCTCTGGCGGCTTTAGCAATGTCGCGATTGGATCTGGCGTTACCTTTGCGGGCGGTACGCTGTCAGCGACTGGCTCCGGTGGTACGGTCACGTCAGTGACTGGCACTGCACCTATCGCGTCTTCAGGTGGCACAACGCCAGCAATCAGCATTTCTCAGGCTAGTACTTCTACTAATGGATATTTGTCCAGTACTGACTGGAATACTTTTAACAACAAACAGCCTGCTGGCACTTACGTTACATCGGTTACCGGCACTGCACCTGTCGTGTCGTCTGGAGGCACAACACCGGCCATTTCGATGGCCGCCGCTAGTAGCTCAACCAACGGCTATTTGACCTCAACCGACTGGACAACGTTTAACAACAAAGGCTCTGGCACTGTCACGGCCGTTTCTGTCGTGTCGGCTAACGGTTTTGCAGGCACGTCAAGCGGCGGCGCAACGCCCGCGCTGACGCTGACCACTAGCATTACTGGTTTGACCTACGGCAACGGTACGGCTTTGGCCGCTGCTACCGTCAGCGCACCATTGACCTATTCGGCAGGCACATTGGCCATCACGCAAGCCACAACGTCAACTAACGGTTATTTGTCTAGCACCGATTGGAATACGTTCAACAATAAAGGCTCAGGCACCGTTACTTCGGTAACTGGCACTGCGCCCGTTGTGTCGTCAGGCGGTACAACGCCGGCCATTTCCATGGCGGCCGCCAATACATCGACCAACGGTTATTTGACATCAACCGATTGGAACACGTTTAACAACAAAGGCTCTGGCACTGTTACTAGCGTAGCCGCGCTGACGCTTGGCACAACGGGTACAGATCTTTCCTCGACCGTTGCTAATAGCACCACAACGCCAGTTATCACGCTAAACGTGCCAACCGCCTCGGCGACCAATCGTGGCGCTTTGAGTTCGACTGATTGGACGACATTTAACAACAAACAGTCCACATCAGCGCCAGTCACCAAAACGGCAGATTTTAGTGTTGCGGCGACTGATCTTTGGTTGATCAACAACAAGTCTGGCTCAACTTGTACAGCCACGCTTCCTGCGGCGTCTTCGTATTCAGGCCGAGTGTTGCACTTCCAAAATTATCAAGCGCAAACATTGGTGTCAGCGTCAAGCAATGTAGTACCTTTGGCTGGCGGCGCGGCTAGTACATCTATTCTCTTGGCAAGCGCCGGAGATTCTGCGACACTTGTGTCTGACGGCTCTAATTGGCTGATGACACAATATGTGCCGAACAATATCCTTCTTTTGGAGTAAATTATGACAGTCACCGTCAAAGTCTTCGTACCGGCTAAATATGCTGAGAACGCCCAAACAACCCAGTACACAGCGACTGGTGTTACCGCCATCATCGACAAGTTCACAGCGACCAACATTAGCGGCTCTGCCGCCACGATCTCTGTCAACTTGGTGACAACTGCTGGCTCTGCGGGCAACACCAACTTGATCACCAAGACCAAGACCTTGCAGGCGTCTGAGGTCTATACGTTTCCTGAATTGGTTGGCCAAGTGCTTGGCTCTGGCGACTTTATTAGCACCGTTGCAGGCACAGCCAGCGCAATCAACATCCGCGTTTCTGGACGTGAGGTGACCTGATGATTGAACACCACTTTAGCGCAGGTGTATACGCCAAGGAAACACGTATTCCTGCTGGGCATATTCTTGTGCAGCACAAGCACAAGTTCGACCATTTGTCGATCCTTGCCAGTGGTTCAATT